TGTATAGCTAACAGCTCCTTTAAGATTTTGTGCTCCATCTGAAATTGCTTTATTAAAAGCTTTTTGGCGTTTTTCTGCTTCTTCTAAAGTTTTATTGACCTCTTTCCATTTTTTGGATTGGTCATCAACAGATTTTTTGTATTTTTCAAAAGCGGCTTGAAACGCTTTAAACTTTTCGTCTAAGACATCTATTTCAATTACCGATTTTACTGTCATGATTTATTCCTAGTAATTAAAACAAAGTCTTAGATTTAATAGCCCTAATTAAATATCTTTGGCGATATTCTGAAGCATCTTCCCATTTAAAACCTATTTCTTTCATAAACTCGCCAAAATTTATGTAAGTAATATAGTCTAAGACACTATGGATGATGCCTTTTCCTTCTTGCCAGTAGATTCTTTCTTGGTCAATATCGGCAAACCATTCGTGTACTCCGTACAATCCAAGGATGTAAGTTCCCAGTTTCGCAACGCACCTGCCATCTCCAAGAAAGAATTTTTCAGATCCTTCGGTGCAACCTTGGAGATTGCTGTAAAAAAAACTAAGGAGCTTATTGCTTCAGCTTCTTCATCCTCATTTAATACTTCATTTTTTACTGCTACATCAAAAGGAAGTGTTTCCCATCCTTTTTCTGTACTTACTAATACATTAGTTAACCTGATAATTTCATTAACTAATCCAAACTTAACACCGCCTGCACCATCCCAGTTGCCCGCTTTCTGCGCTATTGACTTCAAAGCAGGGTAGGCTAACTGGGGTGCAGATAAAGCTAAATGTGCTTGGTTAATACTATCAAAACATTGACTAAACACTTTTCCTAGTTCTAGATAAAATTGTTCAAATACAGATCGACTGATAGAAGTGGAATGAATGTGAACTAAACCATTTTTCTCAGTCTGCACCTGCATCACAAGGGACAGATTACGATCAATTTTCAATTTTTACCCTTTCTTAGGCATATAAAGTTGAGTTAATGTTGTATACACCACGCAAGCGAACTACTAAACCAGCTTGTGTACCATCAAAAGCAGTTTCTTGAACACTCATCAAAACACAATTATTTAGCTGAAATGGTGACAAAACTTGAGTATCTGGATAAATAGTTACAGAACCCATAGTTGTGTTAGTTTCAATTTGTGTTTTATAAGCATTACCAAGAGCCTGAGTTCTTAGCAAGTGCATAGTGACAGTTCCATAAATATATGGCTCTGGACTTGTTACAGCACCAGTTAAAGTGCCAATAAGAAGGGAAGTATCACCATCAAAAGCCAAGCTAATTGCTTCTCTAGCCAGATAACCTGATGTCACATTCAGTTGAGGGAATGTTGCATAGACTACGCTGGCTAGTAGTCGGTTTAATGTGCCTTGTTGAATTTGCGGATTTGCCATTATTTATTCTCCTTAAACTGGAATGTTAGATGCAGTTAAGTAAATAGTAATGGAAGTAAATCCACGCAATGGAACAAATGTTAGGCTTAAACCGTTATAAGTACCAGTTGAGTAATCTCCGGGATGCTGTGCTACATAAGTAGTAAATGGAACAGCAGCTACAGTTGCTGGAGATAGGATCAATCCAAACGAAATACCATTATTAACTGTTGCTTGGGCTACTTTTTGTAAAGTATTAATACCAGCTTGGTTATAGTACAAAGGATTTGTTGGCAGATTAGAACCATTAATAATTGCGGCAGATAAAGCTTGAGCCACATTGATTGCAAGCCAATCTACGCAATACCAGTAATTAAATGGATTTAAATCCATGAAAGTACCGCCCATAATCAAAGTATTACTAATACCACCTTGTGCGCCTGTGCCGATCCAGTTAACACCCGCTGCCAACAAAGTAGTTTGTTGAGCATTGGTTAAAGCACTATAAGCGGTTACTGCATAAACATAAGTGTATTCAAATGGGTGAGCCAAATTGCTTACGCTTGGGTTATACGCTAATGCAGACCAGAAAAGAGCAGCAGCGCTAAACTCTGTAGTTGGAGCACTAGGACTTGGCAATGTAACTAAAGCAGATTTAATTCCAGCCCATCCAGTATATGTTGCAAGAGTAGACGAAACATAGAAATAAACTTGTGCAGTTGTTCCAGTATATTGATGCGCCATTGTTTGAGCAGCAGAAACATCCCATGCTTTAGGCAACAAATAGTTATAAAACTGAATTGTTGGATTAGCAATATAGGCTTCTAAAGCTGTTACACCATTGGCTACAGTATCTACACCTAACTCAAGCACATAAACTGGAACAGTTGCTCCTTGTGCAAAGAATGTAGTAGTCATTGCTACTAATTCTGATACATCTTCAATAGTGAAGAAAGCTGAAGTTGTTACAGCACTACCGGGATTGCTTGCAACAGCGTATGTAAAGGTATTTGTACCAGTAGAAGTGATAACAAAAGTACCGTTATATCCGTTAGAAGTGCTTCCGCTAACAGTAATTCCAGCAACAATACCTTGAATAGTATCGCCAGAAGGAACGCCATGAGCTGCGGATGTAGTAACTGTTACTGTTCCGCCTGTCCAAGAAGCTGAAGCAATAGCAGTTGAACTTCTAAGAATAGAAGTTAAATCTGAAAGCTGGGTCAATAGTTGAGTTGTTCCAGCAGCTAAAGTTGTTCCCCCTTGGGATACAAACGCACCTGTTTGCTGTAGCTTACTTGGTGCGCTTGCCACCTGTTGGGTGACAACGACATTTACAATATTTGGCATTTTTGCCCCCTAATTAGATGTAGCTAACAGCGATAGTATTGCCTGTACCAGCTTTAATGACGATGCCATTAGAAACAGGGAAGTCAATGTTATAAATGCCAACAGTATTTGGAATTACTGCAATTTCATTTGCAGTAGCAGCACCGCCAATAGTTGCAGTATCGTTTACAGAGCCAGCAACAGAGCCAGCAACTAAAACGCTAACTTTAGCTATACGACCAGCAGTAGCTTTTACTAAAGTATCAGCAGTAATGTTGAAAAAAGTTTTTTGACCTTGGGCTGTTAGTAAAGCACCATTTTGAACGGTTGGGTTGGTAACGATTGCCATTTGTAACTCCTTTTATACACTTAGGTTGAGATAAACACATCTTACTACTTAATTTTAACTTGGAATAGTACCCGGTGTAAGGGTAATTAATGCGTGTTGAATTAATTCTCTTGCAATATTATTTACTGTAGTTTGAAAATAACTAACCTCAAAAGTAATTGTTTTCTTTTGAGCAATAATGGTTAATTCAGGCTGAGTAACTTTATCATCCTGCATTACTGGCATATTCATTAAGCCAATATTTCCTGTATTTCTGCTGTAATCCAGTATGTAATTGACAAAATTTAAAGCATCATGGTTTCTAACGCCAAAAAGCTCTATTTTTACTGTGTCTTTTACCAATTGATATGGATTTGATTCTGGATCAAGCAAAGGAAAGTCCTGCAAAGCTGTAGTTTGCCTAGGATCTATATCCACAGAAGCATACACAGGTGGCAAGTTTTGTTCAACTAAATAGGATGGATACATTGGGAAAAATTGATTTAATCCAAGCCAAATAGGAAGGCTATTGGACACAATCACGCTAGTAGTATCAAACCCTGTCATTGAATCAATAACTTGGGTATTCATTATTGAATAGAGCGTATCTCCACGATAATGATATAAATCAGCCTGTTTATAGTAGTTTTCTCTACGACTAAAACCATATTTATAGCCTTGATAATTGGCTATATATAAAAACTGTGGATTTACAAGGTTAAAGTCTTGTATTGGTTGTAAAGAAGTAAAGATTACATGGTTGTAAACAGTAGTTCTTTCAGCCAATTGGTGCATTTCTTGATGCACATGGAATGAACCTTTAGCAGTAATTTGTTTTGGTGGCACTCCAGTTGGATAATTGTTGTAGAGCAGTTTGTTATATTGCGATGCGTTATAAAGTGCTGAATCAGTCAAAAGACTAGCATTTACCCAAAAAACATACCCATCCAAAGGCAATACAAGCTTCACATAGAGCGTAAAAGTAACTTCCTCATAGTTGGATATAGTTTCTACGCCTTGAGCCAGCCCTGAAGCTAACTGGGGCTTTGCGCCTATGGTTTCTTCAATACTAGCCATTATTCAATCCAAACCTTGGTAGAAGCTTCAAAAATGCCTGTATCAATGAAAGAAGGTCTACGAACACCGGTTCTAACCTTTTTAAATTTCTGACCGCCACGAACCTTTTTAGGCACTTTGCCATTCATAGTTCTAGTAGAAATACCCTCTAAAGCAGCTTGAGTAGGAACTCCAGATACTTTTCCAGCTAATTCTTCTTCGTAAATAAACTTTTTAAGCCCAAGGCTAAGTTCTTGACCAGCGGCATCAAACGGTTGCTTTGCAATATGACCTGTTGCTTGATAAGTTTCAAACGCTCCAACAAGAGCTTCACATAGTTCATGTTCAATATCCTTTTTGTGCATATCAACATAAGAAGAAAATAAAGTATATTTTTCTTCCAAAATCTTACCTAATCCGTAGGAAGTAATTCCTCCCGGTTCTGGAACTTCAACAACGCCCAGTTTAAGCTTCAAGTCAATCCCCAAAGTGTTCCAAGGGTTTGCATAAAGGCTACAGCTTGTCTACCATAGGGATCTTTAATCCTTTGTAGATCAAGCAATCCAAGGTCTTGCAAACCATGTCCTACTGCTAAAGTTTCGCTTGTGGAAACATCTGATGCTGAAGTAACTACGCCAGCAATAAAATTGTTAATTCCATAAGCTTTTCTTGTATCAGCAAAAAAAGTTTGACCAGCATAATCTTGCTGAAACTGTAACAGTTGACTGCCTGCATAGTTATAAACTGTTAAAGTGTAAATATCAGCTAAAGTGTTAGCAAAGTCAGTAGGCACTAAGTCTACAGATACCGTAAATGCGTAGTTCCAGCCCGTATCATCTGGTGACATAGCTGTGGTTGGGATACCCATGACTGCATAAGCCCAAGCAATAAAACCTGAAAGTGTTGGTGGGGAAACTATGGGGTCTGCCATAAAACCATCCCTGTAAATTGTTTTCTGTATTCTAAAACAAAAAAGCCCCCGAAGGGGCTATTTTTATGCAGACTTTCTTGGTCTACCTTTTCTTGGTGCATCACCTTCACGCAATACCTCAATAGTTTGGTCAAACTTAGGAGAAACATCGGCTGCATTTTTCTTTTCTTCCACTACCTCTACTTCAATACCTGATTTTTGCTTCAAGCCCATTTCTTGAGCTTTTTGGCTAATAATCTGATCTTGAGCAACAGCCGTAATCTTACGGGCTTGATCTGCTCTTTCAATATTTTCTTGATCTGATTGACTAATACCAGATTCAATAGCTTCAACATTGATAGGCTTATTAAAACGGTAGCAAAGACCACCAAAACCCTTTTTAACTGCTGTAACTTCCATCATTCCATAAAGCTGATGCTGTTTAACGATTGCATCTACTTCTGGTTGACTTTGCACTAATTTAATTTGCGCTCCAGCCCTAATCTTATGAGAAAACGGTCTTGGATTCTCAGGAAGCATATAGGTAAATAAAAAGTCTTGCTTAGAGCAATTTGCGATATAAAGTTCCATCATATTTCCCCTAATGGGTGAGGGACTGATGATGCGGAAGCCTTTTGAGCTTCCCAGCCCCTCATAAAGAAAGTTCCCAGCATCACTTGGGTTCTCAAAACAGTTAAAAAACCACCCCGAAGGGTGGTTAAAATCCTCACGAGATTTTAGTAAGCGGCTGACAAAATTGTCAAACCTTCTGGGCGGATACCCCAACCAGAGGTGCTACGCATTGTGTAGAGGGTAGTAATACCACCATCAGGCAATGGAGTAGGAATCTCAGTAGGAGCAGACACATCACAAAGCATCAATGAAGTTGCAGTTGTGTTAGGTGTCAATGTTGCAAAAATGTTGGTGTTAACACGATCATTTGCACGAGGAATCTTGAGTTCTGGAGCAATCAATAAGATTGCATCAGTACCACCAGCACCTTGTCCAATCAATGTGTCATCAGCAGCGAATGAAACATCATCGCCACCTGCCCATTGAGCAACAGTTTCTACCAATCCAGCGGCAGTTTCAACACCAGCACCAATACGCTGGAACTGTGTCAAGGACACGATACCACCGTAAGAGATTTGTTGAATGAAACGCTGTGGAGCTAGGAATACCAAACGCAAAGGTTGACCAATTTGGAGAGTGGTAGTTTTTAGGTTACCAATCATGTTCAACAAGAACTGAGCCAATTGACCAGAATCCCAAGTGCTGTAGCCAGTATTACCATTGGTATCTGCACCTAAGTTAACACGAGTTGCACCAGAAGTATTGATTAAGCCTTCACCATTGGCTGGGTTGTAGCCATAGAGAAGTGCATTACGCAACTGTTGGGCAATACCTTGACGGGCAGCTAGACGGAGAGCTTCAGGCAATGGATAGCCCCAAGCACCAGTAGCAGCTTCATCGAAGTTGTCATATTGAGCACGAGTTTGCAAACGGTAAGTAGCAGTACTAATCATGCTAGGAATAACAGATGCTGAAGGCAAATTGTTAGAAGTAGATTGATTAGCTGACACTTGAGTTGTCAATTGAACTTTTTTAGCGTAAACATATAAATCTGCTTCGCCAAGGCGTGGCATTGGATTCTCTGTTGCCAGAGTTGTAAATGCGCCTGAAGCCAAGCTGTACTGCATGATGAGTTCAGGCATCATGAAGTGTGGATTTACGGTTACATATGAGGGAGCGAAACCTGACATGATCTATTCCTTTCTTAAATTAGAACAACTGCTACAGGAGCAGCAGATGATCCACCAACAATGGTATTAGACCAGTTAGCGTTGCCAGTACCAGAGCTATAACTTACGATCTTGTTACCAGATGTGCTGATACTCAAGATTTTGCAAGGAACAGCAAAGTTACTTGTGGCGGTTGTTGTTAAACGGTAATTAACTACATCCCAATATACAGTTTCAGTAATGGAGCTACCAGCCAAAGCTACGATTGAAGAATCGCAAGGCAATGGAATACGAGCACCGCTACCAAAACGATAGAAGTTTACAGACATACCGGGTGAATACAAAGGTGCTGTGCTTTGTGGGGTAGTGATACCTTGGAAAGCTTGATTAAACACAGAAATACCTGTTGGAGCAATTGAAGCAGTAGCTTGAACAATTGTTCCGCCTAATGTGTTAGTACCGGGTTGATAATCACCAGAGTAAAAACCTTGTTGTGCTGTTGGAATTGTTTCAGCAATTGGAACTCCGCCCCATAAAGGCACAGTTGCAGCAGTTGAAAAAACGCCACCAGCTAACCAGAATTTAACTGCTGGATCGTCTAGTGCATCACCTTGTGTGAAACCTGCGCTGTTTACATTAAATAAGCCAGCGGCATTGGTTGTCACCATTGGTTGGAGAGAAATTTGTGCGGTCATGGCTTATCCTTAACGCTTAAAGTTTTCAGTATGAAATTTAACTACCCGTGAAGCTGGGAGTTTAAATTCGCCCAACCATGCTTCCATATCACCACGGAACTCTGTAATGGTACGACCAGCACGGTCTTTCTTATGAATCTCGATCAATTGACCTTTAGCAATTGCTCCAGTTCCACGAGAAGCTGCTACAGCATCAGCATATACACGCTTTTCAACTACAGAAAGCATAGCTTCGTCTTTGATTGCGTTGATGTTGACATTCTTCATCTCATCGCTATGAGCTTGTAAGCCACGAACCATACGCTTACGGTAAGCCATCAAGCTTTCGCCTTGTAATGGGCGTGATGCAGATTTGCCAAATGCTGAATAGACAGAATCAGCTTTAGCTTGACAATCAGCATAAGCTGCTTCTTCGTCATCGCATTTTTTAGCTTCTTCTTCATCATCATCATCTTTTTTGAACTCCATGTGACCCGGATGTTCAACTTCGCCTTCATCATCAGGCTTAATTTCACCTTCTTTATGCTCTTTAGGATCAGATCCCTCTGCATCCTTCTTAGCTTTACGCATCATGAATTTCTTAGCCTTGGCTTCAGACATATCGTCATCATCCTTTTTCATGGCTTCTTCTTCTTCATCATCGTCATCACAAGCTTCCATGTCATCGTCTTTTTTGGCTTTCTTTTTGTCAGCCGCTGTGACTAATGGTGGAGCAGGTAAATTGTTTTTGGTTTCCATTTCATCTAAACGGGAAATTGTTTTTCCCAATAAAGACATAATGGCATCTAATTTATCGCCTTGGGCATCTGCCTTTGGCTCAATCTTATTTTCAGTCATTTTCAGACACCTCATTGTTAGTTAATAAAACTCCAGCGGCATCACCGCCTTTGTCCCATACTCCCTTTGAACCCCTAGCTTTCGTAACGATTGCTATGTGATCCAGTAGGAATGGCACACCCTCAATCAAGAGTGGCTCGCCATTCTCGGTTGTAAGTGTAATGTTACCAGCAGTTTCATCAAATACAACTGCTGGGGAAGTCGAAACTTCGCCTTCCAAAATTTCATTGATTGCATTTTGGTCGTAAATTTTTGCAATACCCCAAACTTCATCACCTTTGATATAGGGGAGCATAACTGAACCAACTGCACGATTTTTAAATTCTTCAGGTGTTAATACTTGGGTTTCAGGATGATCCATAATGACCATCAAACCATTACAACGCTCTAAGAATTTTTCATTGAGATAAAGTGATGGATCACGCCATACATTTTCACCAATAGATGATCTATAAGCCAAACCTGTACCAGTAATACGGATTGCTAATAAAGCAACATTGGCATACATTTGCGGACTTGCTAAAAGCCCTTCACAAATCAATTTGGCTACATCGGTTTCAGTCTTGGCTAATGCAATTTTGAACGCATTTTCCAATTTAGGATGTAATGGCAATGGTGGAACAGTCGGACTGCACCAATCAGACCCTGTAGATTCATAGTTGAGCGTTACAGGCTCTTTAGGGAAGTTTCTAGCCACATAGTAGGCAAACTGTCCATCATCATACAAAAGCTCTAAATCGCCCTTGTAATCAATTCCTGTTTCTTCTGCTGTTTCTCTACGGGCTGTTTCTTCAAGAGTTTCATTACCCTTTTGATGACCGCCCGGTATGCACCAAGTGCCGGGATAATCACCGCCACCCATGCCCCTACGAATCATCAAGACTTCTTCATCAGGGGTAATGAACATAATTCCTGCGGCTCTACCTTGCGCTCCGCCCATATTATCTTCAGGCTTTACCTCTTTAGGTGGCTCTGGAACTAAATCAATGTTTTCCTCGATAGCTTGCTCATCTGACTTAGGAACGCAATTAGGCACTTCTTTGCCATTCTTTTCCTTCATGCCATATTGCTCGTAGCCTTCCCAGCAAGGATCATCATCTGGAATAGCTTCTGCGTACTCAATTAAAGCATCACACATTTCTTCTAAATGGCTTTGCGCTTCATCATCATCACATTTCCATTTACGCAATGACTTGTTAATTCTGGAATTAGGATCGTGGGCTGTCTTTTCTGAAGTCAATTTAGCCTTCATGCCCTTCATACGAGCACAAAATGACTTTTTCCTTGATCCGCCTTCAGGTTGTGGAGCTTTTAAATGACCGCCATGCGCTTTATTGTAGGATTCCCTACCTTTGTCATTTAGACCGCCATTCTTGTTTTTTCCTTCTTTGGTTTGCCAAGCTTCGGAATCATCTGTACCAAATCTAGGCACAACTTCATCGCAATCATCATCTTGCTTCATTTCAGCAATATGTTTAGCCGCTTCACGCAATTTTTCGCCAATATCAGCAATTTGAAGCTTTTTGAGTTCTTGACTTAATTCGCCCTTACGGACAGTTATGTTGTCATCTGTTTCAAACTGTGTAGGCTCAAGCAGAACAGGAGCAGAAACTAAACCGCTATCTTCTTTGGTCATTTCTTTGAGTAACAGTTCATTGAGCCAATTGAGGTTTTCCTCGCAATCATCATCTTTATGCTTAATAAACTTTTCGCCTACTGATTTCGGAATACCAATATTAGAATGACCTGATGCCGCAGCATACATGGCTTTTCTTTGTTGTTCCGATTTAAATGGCATACGCAAATACCCTAAGTATTTTTTGGTGATTGTAACGCCAATAAACCTTTTTTGGTTAATAAATCTTTAACCTGACGCAAGTGATACAAATACACATAATTACATCTGCAATAAACTTCTTCACCGGGAGAAGTAATGTCATCAGTATATCCGTTTACTGGATCAATGTAACCTTCTTTAACAGCCCACGAATCTCTAATAGCGTAAATCTTTTCATCACGCTCTTTATGATCTTTTCGGTAGTCATAATTCATCTGTTTCCAATGACTATGCCACCGAGCCGCAATAGCTCCATTATCTACAGCCACAATATCGTTAATATTACTGATTAACTTATGAGTTTGGTCAATAATCACCCGTCTTTGTCTAAAGGCAATATCACTCATACCTTTTTTAATCCGAGCTTTTTCTTTTGGAGTAGGTTTAATCTTAGTTCCGCCAGCAGGAATAGCAGTAGCCCATCCCTCAAATCTACGGAGCACCATTCTAATAGATTGTTCCCTATCATCTTTAATCAAATTGGCTGAAGCAATAATCCGTCTGTCTAATTCTGCTCTAAGCTTTCCTGACAGTTTGGTCACATCGTATTTGCTGACATCTTTGCTAACCAATCCATTTTTGGTAACAAGCCTATTAAATGCAGTATGCAAAGCCTTTTCCATCTTCTGTTGCATTTCACGCTCACTCATTAAATGAGCATGAGCCGAAAGTTTAATTTGTAAAAGCCACCTGTCTAGACGGTTTACATCATCAAACCCATGTTTGAGAAAGTCGGCAATAGCCGAGTTGATTACCTCAAAAAAGGTCATCTTGTGCTCGGTTTAGGTGTCTTTTCTTCTTCGGGCTGAACTACTGGGGGTTCATAATCTGCGATTTCTTCGTAGTCTAAATCTAGGTTAGATACATAAGCATCAGGCATCTCGTTCAGGTTATCCGCTATCCATTGGATAATCTTAGCTTTATTGGCTTGATCCACATTTGGCATAATGGTTCGAGCAATCTCAGTCAAACCTTTAAGACGGACATCATTAGCCGCTGCTTTCTCAGAATCAGGCTCATCGAGCAAAGTTTCCCATTGTGGATCAAATTCATCTTTCCACTTGTAAAACGCTTGTTCGTAGCTCATATCCTTGTAAATCTCAGGATAGGCATTTTGAACCGATTCATAAAACTGTTGATTCCAAGCTCTGTGCATCACGATATTGTCGAAGAACTCAAATAGGGTTCTCATATCTTCCCTGATACCGTCTACATACTGCATGATGGCTTTGGTATCTTCTGTTCCTTCCCCGAATCCGCTAGTCAAAGCTTCATCCTTGAGCAACATCGCAGGCACATCTGAAGCCGCAGCGATATTGGCGATAATGTTATCTCTGGCTGTGGTCATAGCCGTTGAAGTGTTATTCATGTCAATAGCCGAAATATCTTCCTCGGTATCAATGGATAGTACATTATTGGTAGCACCGTTTTGCAATGCAGTCCGTTTCACGCCTGCCGCAATCTGCATAGCTCTATTGACGATACTGTTTGATTGCTTCATTTTGGCAACCAAAAGACCAGCTTTCACAGTTACCATGTCATCCGTAATCATAGATTGGATATAGGACTTCATTGGATAGAAAGCCCGTTGGAAGATAGAACGACCAGTAAAACCGAAGGCTGATGACTGGAATCTTAGATAAATCGGTGTGTTGTTGAACAATACGCAACTACGGCTAGGATGATAGGGCTGTCCAGCAGCCGTGATGTAATCCCTAGGCTTTTGGAAATCGGGAGCATTAGGGTTCTGATTGGTAACAATCGAGCCAGCCAAGTTCAACGGATCAAGCTGATTAAAGTATAGGTTTAAGTCAGGTAGCTTCCAAGGATCAATGGGTTCGGTGGTTGGTATGTTTTCTGCACCAAAGACAATCGCACCTGCGCCATATACTCTGGTGATATACATCACATCTCTGATATGGTTTGTTGCGCCTAAACTGTCCCATTCCTTTTGAAATGCCTTAATGAGCATATCTTTCGGATGAATATCCACATTGATAACCCTAGGCTTACTTAACGCTAACCTTAC